TACTAATCCTTGACCTAAAAAAGGTACTCCTGTTATAGCACTAATTGCCATTCCTGGTATTTGTTTTGCAAAGTCAAATCCTTTTATTGATTTATCTTTTAAAAAACTTCCTAACCCACTAAAATCTTCTACTAATGCATCTTTGGTTTGACCTAAACTAGTTCTAAAATCACTTGGTAAACTTCTTAAATCATCTAAAAACATATTTCTAAAATTATTAGTATTAGTAACGCCTTCATTAACATTAAAAGGCGCTGTGTTTATGTCAGGTCTATCTGAACCAGATAGGGTTCTAGTAGTTCCTAATGCATCAGTAAATGTCTGGGGACCAAATAAATCATCATAATTTGATATCTTCCTAGCAGTATATCTATTACTAGGAAGTGAAGCTGATTGAATAGAAGAGTCGTTTGGATATTGTTTTTTTAAATTTTCTATTTGATTTTGTATATTTTGTAATTCATTTTGTTTTAATTCTATAGCACCCTCTCCCAGACCTTTTATTTGATTTTCTTGTTTTCTTAAATCTTGTATTTGTTCTAATGCTTTTTCTTGTGCTTTTTCTTGTGCTTTTTCTTCATCACTTTTTCCAAAACCAAAAAGTCCAGCAGTTTGGAATGAATTATTAAATTGTGGTGTTAAATCAATTCCTAAAACTCCTGTTCTATCGTTGTAATTTACTGACATTATCGCCTTCCATCCGGTTGTGTGTCTAATCTAAATGTACCAAGTTTCCAACTTTGAGAAGTACCTGTGTTGGCAATTTTTAAAGACATTGCTCGTGCTCTTGCACGTGTATCTACTTTACTAGTAGATGAGGTAATTGTAAAGGGTCCAAGTGAAGAACTTGCATAGCTATCACTAGGATAATTACGTAATTGCAATGTTACTTGAGTATTACCTGATTGAGATAAAAAGTCAGGTATAAATCTTCTGATTTTCATGATGTATTCACCATCACCTTGGAATGTTGCAATACCTGTTTGTTGTCCTTGTGCTGATCTTGTTTGAGTAATATCAAAATCTCCAGATTCAATGTTAGAAGTAATTGCAGTTACACTTGCTCCTTGAACCTGATCAGTTCCTTTTTCATGTTCATAGTAAATAGTTGATCCATCAGTATTACCTACAACATCGTAAGAAGCATCATCGTCTGCACTATAGTAAGTTGCATGTGGTAGTCCAAATACAGCAGAATCAACCCATGTTGTTCTTGCTAAACTTCCTGTTGTCCAAATAGGTCTTTGAGGCGTTGACTCCATATAATTATAAGTAACACATCTATCAACAATTGTAGATCCTGAAGAACAATAGAACCAAGTTATTTCTCCATACAAATTATTTAATCCAGCATTAATTAATTGTGATGCTGTAGTGTTTAAATCATTAAATACATAGTCTTCTACTAGACAAACCATAGTTTCAAGACCTCCTCTATATCTAAAGAAGCCATTTTCTGAGAACCAATAAGCTGCACCATCAACTTCTATCGCTGCACTTTCACCAATCAATCCACAGTTTGTACCTACTTGAGTAAAACCAAAAGTAAATGGAGCACCAACAAAACGCATTATAAATAAAGATGTATCCGTCCAAACATAAATTGCATCTCTACCTCTAACTGCTCCTACAATTCTAGATCCATCTGATAGTCTTTGTGTACCTGCAGTATTAACTGAAGTCGGTGCATACTCATTTATATTTTCTTGATCCGAAAATCTTATAAACATTAAGTCTTGTGTTGTTGGATCACCAATAGTTGTTTCTGTTCCAAAAAATACTAAGTGTCTATCCGGTGTAGATACTAACATTTCTCTAGATGCAGTTGGTGCACCAGATATAATAGTTGCTCTAGTATTTACAGCACCTGCTGCATTTGAATCCCATTCAAAACATGCGCTATCGTGAATTAGTGCAATTACTTTTGTACCAAAATTATCAATAGACCATAAACCTGGATCAACTACAAAGTCTCCTGATGCTGCTTCACCCCATCCAATATAATCAGATGTATTTGTAACAGTATCTCCACTAGTATGAGAAGCTGCTGTTGTTCCTCTAACTCCTCTTGTTACACCAGTTAATGTGTTCCCGGTAATACCTGTATATGAAATTTCCTCACTATTAATTTGTACATAGTTAATCCCTGAAGTCGGAAACAAAGAAGCATCAGTTAATACAATCGTAGTTGTTACATTATTAATATTTCCATTTAAAGTAGTAGTAGCTTCTCCAGATACTGTTCCGCCCCATTGACCTAATCCATAACCAAATCCTGGTAACTGTTGAGCAGGTCCAACTGACCAATAGTGTTGTACTCTAATACCTCCAGATAAAGTTGCTCCAGCTCCTGTTTCAGCTGTAGGCATTGTAATAGTTATTGTTGTAGATGATGGTACAGATGTGACCATAAATTTTTTATCATCAAAATCAGATGCTGTATAATCTGATCCAGTGATCGTTGTAAAGTTATCTAAAAGAACAATATCTTTTGCAATAATTCCATGATCTGTACTAAATGTAATTGTAACGGATGCTGAACCATTTACAGTTGTAAAAGCATTTGTTAAAGTAGTTGTCGTTTTGATTGGATGTATGTCATAGAATACACCTCCAGTGTAAGCATATAAAATTCTGTTTGTTCCAATGATTGCGTATTTAGTTCCACTATTATTTACTAAATGATGCAAGGCTCTTGCTGCACCAGTTAATTTATTCTCACCTAACTGTGCCCAGCCACCTATCTTTTCAGGTGTACCATATCTAAAACGTACATTATCACCACCTACCCATTGTCCTTCAGCTGTAGTTTCAGTGATCTGTTTATTAAACCCTGGTTGAAAACCTATTTTTTGTAGCATATGACTCCATTATAATACTATTTTACAAATGATGGTAGTCCTAGCATAGGTCTGCCATCAAACTTGTTTTTATCAGCAAATGGGCCATTTACATGGTTATAATGTAGAAATACCTGGCCACAAATGTTTCCTTCAAAAGGCTCTCGCCAATGTTCTAGGTCACAGCCACTATATACTAACATATCGCCTACATCAAGCAATACCTTTGTACCTGCTGGAGCATCTGGTTTAACTAAATTTTGCTTTTCATTAATAACAGAATCTGCTCCTGTACCATCAATATAAATAGGCCATGGATCTCCACCTAAATTTAATGTAGTTGATATCTCACAACTAGGTCTATCTTTATGTCTATGTAAAGTATCTCCTTTTTTATAAGCTCTTGCATATGAATAAGTTGGAATTAAATCTAAACCTGTGTGTTGTTTCATCACTGGTAACATTTTAACTAATAAAGTTTCCATCACAGGATCTGCATAATGAGAATAAGTATTAGGTATTTGTTGATCAGTCCAAGTACCAAACATACCATTATCGTGTATGATATTATTATCATACATAAACTTAGCTGCATCTCTTTTAAGTAAAAAATAATTAAATACAAAATTAGCAAGTTCATAACTAACTGCTTTTTTGATAACTTGATATTTATTAAACACTAAAACCCTCCTGTATAAAATTAAATGAAACTGATATTCTTATATCATTACTGTTATTAGGTTCAACAGAATGCCATAACCAAGCGGGAAACATTATTATTCTTCCAGGTATGGGCGCTAAATGACATTCTCTCCACAAATGTTGTGGTGGAGTTCCATCTTTTCTAATTGGCATTGTTATTTGTATTCCTGGTCTTGGATCATTACAAACTAATTTACCAGAATCTTCTGTTGCTTTTACATAATACACACCAGACCATAAACAATTAGGATGTATATGAGGTCTATTGTATGCACCTGGAGGATTTAAGTTAGCCCATAGATTACCTAATACAGGTTTTCGATCTAACCATTCTTCTTGATAAATTTCATTTTGCATACTGTATAATTCATTAATTAATGGTTCAAATTCTTTATTAGATGCATCTAAATTTTTAGAATGCCAACCGTGCATATTTGTTTTTTTAACACCTGGATCTTTTTTGGACATATCTACAATTGTATTCGTTAATAGATTATTATCTATTTGTATGTCTTTTGCATAAATAGTTGTTGGAAAAAATTGTTCTTTAATCATCTAAATGGTTTACCTCCAAACCAAACAACAAGAGATTGTCTAATTCCACGTGTTACTTTATTTACTCTATGATTTATAAATGACGCAAAACAAATTGCGTGACCCTGTTTCATTGGTTTAAATTTACCAGGACTCATTAATTCTAAATGTCCTCCTTCAAACTCTGATGGATCATTGAGTAATAAAGTCATTGATATTTTTCTAACTGGGGGTTCGTGTGCACCTACAACATCTGTGTCCATATGCCAATCATAAAAACCACCTTCTGGGTATTCTGTAAACTGAGCTTGTTCTGTAATTCTAATATCATCAAAACCAAAATGATTTAAATTTGCTTTTTGTATAAAAGTATCTAGTGTTTGATATAATTGTGGTAACGCTTGAAAAGGGATCCAAGAAATTGTGGTTACTCTTTTTTCAGTATCTACACCTCCACCTGGTTTATTCATACCAACCATTGCTTTTTGAGGAGGTTGACTTCTTCCACAATCAATTACCATTCTACATTGTTCTGGTGTAAGTAGTGGAGTATTGGTTTCAATGATCCAACTTTTCCATTTAGGTTCTGTTATAATTTTATTTTCGTACATTAACTTACTCCTCTGTTTAAAATTGGATTGTAATCTACATCACAGTTTGCAGCTAAGGTTCTTCTAAAACCATTACCATTAAATGGATATACACAATGTCTCATATCATAAGGAAATATATAAAAATCTCTTTCTCTAGTTTCTGGTTGATAGTCTATATGTGCAAATTGTCCAGATGCAGAACCTAATATTTGTAATCGTCCATTTTGTGGTTGATGTGCCGATGAATATTCAACACCAAAACTCTCTGGTAATTTTAATATCATAACAGAAGATAAACCTGTAAATATTTTCCCTTGATGAACGTGCACTGGATTATATTCGTGTTCTTTCATTTCATTGACCCAAATAGAATTCATATGTATTTCATATTTTTTTATTTTATTCCATTCTAAATAATGTCTATAACATCCTTCAAACCATTTTAAAATAGTTAGTGGCAGTAAATTATGTGTTTGCATTTTAGATTGATCTTCACCATTATAAAACAAACTATGTTCATTTTGTATTTTACCCACCAATTGTTGGTTAGCTGCTTTTAATTGTTTGAATTTAGATTCATAGATTTGATTTATTGATACATAAATATCAAATGGCACTTGATACTTTAATACCGATTGACCTAAAAATATAAAATCAAATTTCATCTAAGTTTATTTCTTTATAGCTTTTAGCTGCTTCTCTTATAGTTGTAACTTCATCATTTTTCAATACTTGAATTGGAAATTCTGTAAATCCTAATTCGAGCCCTGATAAATATCTATTATTACCGTAGACAACTTTATACCTATCCCCATCTTCAACGACCAATAATGGATTTATGATATATCCCGTTTTCTTAATATGATCTCGTATCTTTTTATATAAAGGAGATTGTCTTTGATTACTCGGGTTTAGCTCCAAGTTTCGATTCCTGAGATAAAGCTTCTCTTTTGGTACCTTCAAGTTGTGCCTTCTCTTTCTTTACACGTTCGATAGTTTGTAACTGGCCAAGTACGTTAAACACTTCTGGCTGACTTGATCCTTGAGTTAAAGTATTTTTTCTATTAATCATTATTTTATGATATGATTCTAATTGATGAGTATTAACATTTTCTTTATCAAAAGTTCCATCATCTACTTCTTTTTTAAGTTTAGACCACAA